TTATCTGTACCATAAATATCACGCGAGTGACTATAATTTTAGAGATAGTATCGTCCCTCTAACAACTGCGAAGGAACAACCATATGGTAAAAATGATTCCGGTGAATGGAAGTTGAGACAAATGTATATCGATTTACCATTCTACTTTTATAATAATTTACCAGCTTCCGTATTGTTATGTAAACTTGATAAACATGATTGTTATGTTCGAATAAAATTCAGGAGCCTTGATAAACTCTTACGACCATACATAAATGAAAATGATATACAAGCAAATATACAAACAGCATCTCTTTTACCAACCTATGCATACTTGGGTGATGACGAACTGAATTATTTAAAAAGTGCTCCAGTTGACCAGTTGATTACACAGATGCAATTGAGAAGACATGATATACCAAGGACCAAAGATGAAGATGAAATCATTTTACGTTTCCAGCATCCAGTTAAAACAATGTATTTCATAGCAGGAAAGAAATCAAGGAAGTTTTCCTATCAAAATGATAAAGAATTGATTCAGTACATGCTCAATACAAAATTTAAAGAATTGGGGGTAACCCTGAACAATACATCCTTATTCAAGGAATCTTTTTCAAAATTAGTTTATGAAAATTCTCTAACAAATGCATTATCAGGGGTAGGTGGAGATGTTTCATTCCTTGATGGAACATCATTTCAATTACCAACAAGAGACCAAATTGCAAGTTATTCTTTCGCACTTTACCCATTGGATAACAGTCCATCAGGACATTTGAATTTCAGTCGTATAATAGACCAAAGATGTCAAATCAAATTAGATTATTCAGATCCATATTCAGCTGAAGAAGGTGACATCACAGAGGTTCAGATTTATGCGAAGAGTTACAATATACTCCATTATTCGAGTGGATTGAGTGGCTTAAAATATTAATGGTACATAGTACTATATGGCAGGTCGAGTCCAGATTGTAGCGCTTGGTACAATAAGCGACTCTTTAAGTATCGACCCGTCATTTTCTTTTTTTACTAAAAGGTTTAGCAAGTATACAAACTATGCAACTGAAAATTTTAAAATTTCCTTTGCGGAAGGGGTGCATACAGGTGACTTCTTAGAGGTGCCAATTCCACAAAAGTATGGTGATATTTTACAAGATATAACTCTCTCATTCGTAGCCGATCCTAATTCCATTCCAGGTCTTATCGAGGGTGCCGCGTCTAACCTTTTCCCTGTCGATATATTTGGAATTTCAGTTATTGAGTATGTCGAATTGTTTGTGGGTGATCATAAAATTGATACAATCACATCAGATGATATATTCATAGATCGAGAATTGAATATACCCGAATCATACAGGTCCAGTGTGGATGTGTTACATGGCAAGCATTTTCAAGGGAGTTCGGACCGTGAGTTTTTACAAGAGTTTTATGATGGACAGTACAACGTACAAGGGGTAGACCCATTTAGTACAAATGAATATAGAATCCAGATTCCCTTCTACTTTCATCGGCGCCCGGCGCATGGATTTCCTTTATGTTCCATATATGATCAGGAGTTGTTGCTCCGGATAAAACTACGACCGGCCATTGATGTTATATTCGCAACACAGGATAAATTTAATGATACGCTATGGGACCCAGAGGCAAACAATCGAGTAACACGGCAGCTCGAATTAAGTAATTTTAAAGTCAATTTGAACCTCGTTCATTTGAATACGGCAGAGCGTTGTATGTTACAGAGTAGACCCTTAGAAATTTTATTTGAGCAGCACCAAAGAAATACATTCTTAATCGAGCCTGAATCCAAAACGGGTAATTTTAAATTGGATTTCAAAAACTGTGTTAAGGAACTCTTCTTTATTGCTAAAAAAACTGGTAAATGGACGGATGAATATATTTCCATTTTGAACCAATTGCACCAACTTGATAATTATTCACCAACTCAGTTTAGAACCCTTGTTACAATCAAACAAAATCCAGTATGGGTGGGTGTTATAGGGGTTGCATTGGACGCACTCGTAGGTGAAGCAGATGTAGACAAACGAAAAGCCGATATAGATGTGATACGTCTGAGTATTTATTGGGGAAATGGAGCACAAATTACTCTCTTGGATGCTTTACTTACCCCATCTGGTGACGATCAGGCTTATGTAACCACTCTCAAGCAATATATTGATACTATACCTACACAAATCAATGTTATACATGTCAATGCAACTGCAGATTTACTTGGTATTCCCGGAACGATTGGTACCCAACGTAGTGATATCATAGACCGTCTCCTCGCCATTCCGAGTATTTGGGGATCGGGGCAAATCAGTAGTTTGAATATATTGAAAACTTCACCTTTGACTAACCTAGAAGAAGAATTACTCATATTAAAACTCCGTGTTTACCTAGAAGCAACTAGTTATTACTTATCTGGTCTAGATACTCTCAAACCTGGGAAAACTGTGCAAATTAGCACTATTAACAAACTCAAAGAATTTCTCAATGCTGCAAAACTTTATTTTGATGGATTAAAAACAACAGTGAAAACAAGTTTGGATGATTTCCCAAATGAAACAGTCGCACAACGAGGGGCGCGTGTTACGGCGTTACTTACGAAGCCCGTATGGAACAATGAAATTTATACACTCGCGAACAGCTTAACTTCTCTTCCACCCCTGACTGCAGGTAGAGATATCACCATCGATAAATTAAATTCATACGTACAGTCGGTATCCGATGAAATACCGTCGCTCAAATTTAGACTCAGTGTATTAAACGAGGGTGTGAATAAAGTACTTGATAATTTAGGAACCAAAACCGCGGTAGAACGTGACCCAATCATACTTGGTATACTCTCTTTACATGAATGGACCGACATACAAATTGATTACTTAAATTCCTTGCGTATCCCTTCCGGGAACGACGAAGCATTCAGAGTTGCATTAAAAGATTCAGCTACAGGCCTAGATATTATGGAAGGGTATAGTCAGTTCCAACAGAGTCAGATTATAGATGGATTATTACCAGAAAATATTTGGGGAGTAAAATACTTTACACTACTTGATTTACGAGACATTCCACCAGGGCGTACGAGTCCACAACCAAGTCACGCTACTGTAATTAATGGTCTCACTGCTTATCTGGATACCTTATCTACTACAACTACAAGTGTATTGTCTGATCTAACCAGCCTTGAGACTGCTGCAGATGCGAATGCACATAATACTATTGTTACTAACCTACTACAACAGACTAATCTCGATACCATTTGGGGTGGTTACTTCGTGTATTTATTAGATACATTAAAAGATGCAAGTCTCGATGGAACCACTAACGCGACAGAGACAGCTAACATTATCCTAATAAAAAAGTATTTAGATAGTGCATTCTTAACAGCTAGTGGAAATAACAATATTCAGTTTTTAATAACACAGCTCACGATACAGTATCCTCAAACTATTTTCAATAAATGGGTTCGAGCTAAAAAGAATGTTCCATTAATGTACTCGAAACAAAAGTTTCTTACACTTGAATGTGATGGGGCAAAAATATTAGACAAAACGACCGGTTCGAATATGTTTTTATCTGCCTCTTTACCAAACTTATACCATAAACGTTCCCCTAATTTTCGTAACATCAATATGTATAGTTTTGCATTACATCCAAATGAATTACGACCCTCTGGTCATTTGAATTTCAGTACGGTGAAGGATGGATATGTCTATGTGGAACTAGAGTATGATGGGGGACATGGAACGTTCGATTTCGATGATAATTACATCGATCTGTTTAAGATTAACCCGATTTATTTTCCCAAGCAGTTTATAATCATAGCAAAAAGTTATAATATGATGATAATCAGGGATGGTAGAGCTCAAGTACAATTTTAGGTGATTTGTTTGTTAAATAAATATTTCTTATTATCACTAATATAGTCAATGATGTTATTTTTTATACACCATTTGATGAAATTCAACTGCGCGAGAGTTGTCTGAATTTCATGAGATGTACTAGGGATTTTATATGTAAACTTTTCTGACCGACAGAAGGGGTCGAAAAGTTTTTTACTGTATCCATCAAGACTTGATTTATAAGCACAATGGACTGTGAATAATTTCCCATCATTAGTCTTATATGATGTATTGTTTTTCTTTGCGTAATTTGTAATGAACCACTCGAGATTTCGTAGTGAAATACCAGTCGATTTATCTAAAACAGTGATCAATTTAGTTCGGTTCTTTTCATTGTCGTAGAATATATTTATTGATGTTAGTAGAATTCCGGATTTACTCATTACCAATCATGGTATGCAAATCTATAAGCTCATTCGAAATTTCACAACCCGGACAACCCTTAACATACATTTGATCGGGTCCGTGTATATGACTATTCGTCCTAGGAATTCTCACAGTTTCGCAATATTTTTGAGTTTTCGTGTGATGTCTACAATATCCGTCATACACACCCTTGAATGTACATCTATGACCATCATTTTTTATTCCCTTACAGATCGCCCCCGAGAAAGATTCAGGAATATCTTTCATGAGTAATGTAGCAGAAATACCATGTTTTTTTGATATGATATCAACATATTCATTAATCATCGCGACAAGTCGTTGATTGACTTCATCATCAATTATGTTTGTAATTTTTTCATAGAGACTCATTCCTTACTATTCATTTGCTCGTAGTTTTTAAATAAGTCTTGAATAGAATCTTGTTTTTTCACCCTCGATTCTTTAATCCTCTCTCGTAAATCTATAACCTTTCCAGTGTCTTCTAAACCTAATTTTTTACACTCTTCTATGAGCTGTTCCTTTTTCATAGTACTCAATGCTGGTCCTACCTTTTTCTTTACGGGTTGATATTGCTCGATGATTTCACCGAATATATCTTGTTTAGTATTTTCGAATAGGGGGTCAAGAAGATCGCATACGGGGTTCAAGAATTTATTCTGGAAGTAGTAGAGATAGTCCAATGGTATATCATGCTCCTCTACATACATGGGATCTTCCGACTTTTCAAAAGCCTTTGCTTTTGGGTTGTCCGTTCTTGTGAGAAGATAGGGTACACGATCCCCCGATTGTGGTTCTGAACCAGGTTTACGTTGTCGCATCTTAACCACGACCTGTACATGTGATTGGTTGATATTCACACTATTTGGACTTGTGACTGGTACCGGCATACCATTTACCTTATAAGTATCGGAAAGTGACTGACTCAATACAAGTTTATTATTTGGAACATCACCTGTGAGTAGTTCAATCGCCCGCTCCCTTGCCAACTCTTTTGGTGGTCCCGGATCATTTGATGTGAGAATGACATCGAGAAGCTCTTTGCACACTTCTCTCACATGAGGTGTATTGTCTCTACGAACAACTTGAAGTCCCTTGATATCAATATAATCCATATTCATATTCCCATCCTTACCTTGTGTCCATAATTTTGCGGCATACCTTTTTTTCGAGTACAAGAAGTAAGGCCAGTATACCTTTTCAAGTTCCAAATTATTTGGTTTTTTGAAAAGGGCACTACACTCTTCTGCAGCTTTTTCCCCAATTTCCCAGCTATACTTCACAGCCTCCTCACCTGTTCGACCACCCACATCAAACTCGACCATCACCGAATCCGTGTCCCCATATCTCACTTTTGCACCTGGGAAATTCGCCTCTACATACGTCTTCGTCTCTTCGATCATCTCACGACCACGACAAGTTGTCGTTGATGCAATCGGTACACATGGTAAAATACCTTTCCCGGCTCCAGTGAAACCATATACTGAGTTCATAGAGACTTTGTACGCGAGTTGTTTACCATTGTATACTTCCTTCATAGCGCCAGTCGCGGCCGCCATATCTCTTTTGGCCTTTTTTCGAAACTGTTTGAGTTCTAAAAGAATACTAGGTAGAAGACTTGATACATCCTGTGCAAACTTATACGTTTTCTCACCAATCTTAAATGTCTCATACGTCACTCCGGGAATATTCCCATAGCGGCGATCATCCATCACATAGGTTGAATAACATAGATTATGCGCCATCATGATCGAAGGGTACAGTGCTTCAAAATCGAGTGCAGTGATTGGAGTGTAATACGCACCTTTCTGTGCATCCAAAACCGTTGCACCCTCATATGGCTCTTCCGGTAGAGATCCATACTTAATTGTCGGAACCATATACCCCAACTCACGAGCCTTTTTCGTTAATTGACTGAACACCTTAATTTGCTGACCACGTTCGACCAGGTAGCATAATGGAACCCATGTTGCCTTCGCCATCTCCAAGAGGTTCAATAGAGTACACAGTTTTTTCGTAAGTTTATGTGGAAGGAGAGTATCTTTGATACAATATTCAGCAACTTCACCTAACTTTTTTGGATCACCTTCCAGATAACGCGCAAACATCTCCTTTGGTGACATGTCAATTTTCTGATCTCCGAGGTACAACTTTGAAACTTCGTTGAGTTTATAGGAGTCTAATTTGTATCCTTTTTTCACTTCATGAAACATATCGAAGATGAAACGCCCAGACATTGGAAGAAGTTTCAAGAAGTTATCTCCCAGTGCACTTGAACTTAATTTTTTTAGTAAAAGTTCACTTGGAGTATCACGCAACTTTCCAAGATTATAAAAGGATGAGGAACATTTAGTCAATAACGCTCGCTTGTATATATATTCAAGATCAAAACCAAAAATATTCCAACCTGTAATGATGTCTACATCTGTCTTATGGATGTATTTCTGAAACGCCTCAAGCATTTCACGTTCCGTATCAAAACTCATTACATCAGGGCCTTCTGTTTTTTTAGAACAAAGGCACGTCGTTTCATATGGTTCATCACTACCAAATTTACATAGAGAAACTGCAATTTGAAAGCAGGCATCCCCGGGAATGTTCGCATTTGGAAACTTCCCAGTAGAACTGTTACATTCAATATCAACCGACGCCACAACAAATGGTGCTATGTCATCCCGTTCTACAGGTTTTAAAGTTGACCAGTCGTTACACCAGAGGTCAATATTTACGTCGGCAAGATGAGATCGTATACATTGAGTACCGGTATCAAGCCAGCCAGTCGATTGAATTCCTGTTCGGTGCATCAATCTCAGGACAGGATCAAGATTCGATTCATAAACATTATATCGTTTGAATGAACCATTGTACATAAATATCGAATTCACTTTCCTCCGGTCCGCTAGGGTTTTGAAATTTAGGCGCATATAGGTAAATTTTTCATTATTTTGAAATCCCCATACATCCTTCTGTTGTGTCAGACTATAACTCGTCACATGATCTGGACGAAGTTTATCGAGATCGTTATACAGAAGCCTCACTTCCTGTTGGGAGGTACCATGAGGTAATTTTACAAAAAAATAGGGTTCAAAAACTGTCGTCAGACAGACGGATTTACCATCTTCAGTTTTACCCAAGATACTGATAAGATGTTCATCATCTGTATCTCTCGCTTCCCAAGTCAGTGCTTGGAATACCACCATGTGTTTATAATGAGCCAAAATTTTAATATCATTTATTAGTAAATGTCTGCCGCTTTAATTGAGCTCGTATCCGTGGGTGCTCAGGATGTGTACATCACAGGTGACCCACAAGTCAGCTTCTTCCGTCAGAACTATAAACGTTACACCAACTTCGCCATGAAACCCGAACGTATGGATTACATTGGTACCTTTGACTCTAACAATGAGGTTACCATCCCTATCCGTTCCAAGGGTGATCTCATGAGCTATATTTGGATCGAGGATACTAATATTTCAAATGTCCAAACTAATACTGATGGTCTATTCTCTTCGGATGCGGCGAGTCCTACGGAATTCCAGCTCTGGATCGGTGGCCAAAAGGTCACACAGTTAGACTCCCTTTACATCCAAGGTGTCCACAACCCCCTCATGCGTGACTCCGCAGCTAAGGCTTCTTTCGCGGTCACCACAAATTTACGGAAAGCTAACCACTCCGGCAACTATTACATGCTTCCTTTCTTCTTTGGTGAAGACTGGACCAAGTCTCTACCCCTTGTTGCGCTCCAATATCATGATGTCGAAATCCGTGTGAAGTGTCGCGACGGGTACACAGCCGCTTCAACTCCCAAGGTCTATGGTAACTACATTTACCTGGATACAGATGAACGTAAATATTTCACCGATACCAACCACGAACTTCTCATCACACAGACCCAGTATCAAATGGCTACCAAGACAGATACCGAAATCGACCTCAGTTATTTTAACCACCCCGTGAAGTCTCTTCACGTTGTATCGGCTAACGCGACTGGAAGTCCTTGGGCCGATGAATACAATTTCGATACATCATCCCTTTACATTAACGGCGTCGCCCTCTTTGAAAATACCTCCAATGTGTACCATCACGATGTGGTTCCCGAGATGCATTGCACAGATCTACCCGATAACATTATCGATGATCTCCCAACCTACTCATGGCCATTCTGTTTGACCATGAGCAAAATGCAACCCACTGGGTCCCTAAACTTCTCACGCATCGATAATGCGAAGCTGGTACTCAACAATCCCACCGGTGGTAACGCCCTTCACCGCGTCTACGCGGTCAACTATAACATTCTTCGTATCAAGAATGGTATGGCCGGTGTCGCTTTCGGTAATTAAAACACTTAAGTCGTTTGTATATATCCTAAAATGTATCAAAACTATGTACTATTGTCGTGCATGTCAAAGAACATACGATGGGAACGCCCAATGTTGCTTTGAGATGGATCATGTAAAAGTTAAAATCTCACCAAGTACTAAATGATTCCCCTATTCTTCATCGGTGGTCTCACCGCTCTCACAGCCTATACATACTTTGGTCAGAACCTGGTGTCTGCCGAAGAAGCCAAGAGACTCATTAAGGATGGTAAGATCAAAGTGGTTATTGATATACGAACAGTGGTCGAGTACCGTGCTGGTCACTACCCCAAAGCACTCCACATCCCAGTCGATAAGATTAACGAAAAGACCACCACAGAACTCCCCAAGAGAGGTATACTTGTCTATTGCAACACTGGGCAACGGGCCAGATTTGCAGCAGAGAAATTAGAAGGTCTCGGGTTCAAAGATGTGTACTACATCGCTGGACTTTACACGGGTTTACTTTAATCTATCAAGTCTCTGTTTTTCCTTATTCATGAAAACTGTGAGTTGCATAACTTCACCTTCCAAAGTCACTAATCCGTGATTTGACTTTTGATACTTTGATATTTGGTCAACCCTAGCAAGGTCCACTGGTGACATCTTCGTATTTGGTGTCTTACTATGGTAGACCGCGAGAACCGCAGCATCCCTCTTCGTCTCCTTCGGTAGTTGGTCACCTGAATGACACACGACAACATGAGCACCCGGACACCCAGACACATGCAGCCACCAGTGTTTAGGGTCACTCGTCATCGTCAGTTGGTCATTTTCTTTTGCATCCTGCCCAACTTGGATTTTGATACCATCTAAGGATGTATATTCGAGCATGTGTTTAAGGTGTATTATTTCCTTATATAATATCATATGCACGTCGTTTTAACACCAAGTCCATCTATCGCACATAAATATAGAGTTATTCTTCCAAATAAGAGAGCTATCGATTTTGGTGAGAAACGTATTGAACATTATCCAGATCATGGTAACGCACGACTCATGCGGGCACATCTTCTTAGGAAAGGTGCTATCATTCCTAAGGAGCTGCGAATAGAGAGGGATCAGTCTCAAATACATAGAGGGATGTTGAAAATCAAAGAAAGTTCTAAAGAGGATTGGGATGATTTCTTTAGGGGTGAATATTGGGAGAGATGGTTACTATACACTTACACAGACATTAACAAAGCGAAATTATATATGACTATGAGTCAAGGTATCCTTTTTATGCCTCAATCCGAGGACTTATGGTTTTGTAAATAAAATATTATAGTATATAAATATGGATTGTGGTGCAGATACAATCGAACTTCAAGAACCTGATGGAACGATGCGTGGTATCGAAATAATTCCCGAAGGGTGTGAACCGGTGAGTGAGGATGTTTGTAAATCTGGATTTATGGCACCAGCTGATAATGTATCTTTTCCCAAAAATTCTTTAAAACAATGCTGTAAATGCAAAGAAAATGAAGCCTGTAAATTATGTGAAAATCCAGATGCATGTACAGAAGAAGAAAAGGATGAATTTGTGACAACGGAAAATTGTTTTGGTACATCAACGGAGCCTCCCGAGGTGGAAGTCGAGGAGGAAACCAAAGAGGAAGCCAAGGATGAATTAAATTTAAACTATTACATCATGATTGCGGCAATAATTTTATTTATCCTCTTCACTATCTTATTTACCCGTAGATCCAAAACCTTCTGATCCTCTATCAGTCTCCTCTACTATGGTAATTTCTTCGATCGGCGGTGTTTTACACGTCTCAAGAATGAGCTGAGCGATGCGATCACCTTTCTTAACTTCAAAGTCTTTCTCCCCATGGTTGAAAAGAATGACTTTAACTTCCCCGGTGTAGTCTGGATCGATGACTCCGGCTCCAACTTGGATACCGTATTTGACGGCGAGACCTGATCGGGGAGCAATTCGTCCATATACCCCAGATGGTAGAATAATTGTGATCCCCGTAGAGACAAGCTCACGTTCCGACGAGCGAATAACACAGTCCATATTACCATATATATCATAACCAACAGCGCCATAGGAGCCACGAGTAGGAATAATAGAATCATAATATAATTTCTTTACTCCGAGAGACATCTATCTATCGTAATACTGTATTCCTTAAGTGTGTACGTTTTTAAATGTGGATCTCATATTTAAAAATGCACTCAAAGGGTTTTGAACCCCTGACCTCAAGCTTACTAAGCTTGCGCTCTACCACTGAGCTATGAATGCGGGTCACCTCTCACGCTGTTTAATATACAGGTTAAATCTTTAAGCACTTCGGTGGTGGTTCAAATGCTATATTTTCCTCGAGTTCTTTACGTTGTTTCATCTTCTTTATAT